GTGACCTGACCTACCTCGCCTGTAGCCGTTTTGTTTGCTGCTATCCTTATCTGTTCGTTGTGCGTAGGCACACACTCGTCAGGACCAAGCCAGTATTTGGCAACTCGCCCAATCAAATGTGCAGCACACCCCGTATCTGCGCCACGTCTTACTAAAACATCATAAGCTGACACAATTTCTTCCGCCCTTGTCTCGCCAACTATTTGATCCTTCGCTTCCCAAGAACCGTTAACTAAAGCTGCAATAGCCCGTGCTAATGAGCCAGCTACTACGCCCGGTGTATAGGTGACACGCAAGTATTCAGCCTGGCTATCTGAAATTAAACATTTTGTCTTCTGCGCTTCGAGTCCTATCTCGATTGCACAGTCTCGCCACGCAGCAGCTTTTTCCGCTGATGTGAACACTGCTAACATGTCGTCACCGTAAATCCATCTCTTTATGGGAGCTCGTCCTCCATTAACTTCATGAACCACTGTGTTTACTACTTCAACATAAGCATTCGACAGGGCTGTGTTTAAGATGGTTGTGTCACGCATGCCTGATAGCAGGCCCCGCCTTGCATGATACCAATCTTCCTGCTCCGGATCATACAAACTCATGTTGTCGAGCGAATCAGTCAGCCAGCTGTTTACACTTATCATGTCGTCACGTGCCCTACTGTTAACCGCCCTCGCCAGCCAACGCCCTCTTGCCTTGTAGTAGGCTTGCATTGACTTAATCGAGTGCTGGTTGTTAAAATCAGCATAATCAAACGAAAGCAAAGTGGTGCCCGATTCTCTTACTGTTGCTGCTCTTTCAACTATTTCAGCTGCACCTCGTTTTGATGTTCTAGTTGGTCCCCATGCACACTGAGCTGTGTACTGTTCTGTGAGGAGGCTAACATATGAGCCTAATGCATAATGGGCCTCATCCACGCCGTAAATGGCCCTACGCTTGCCGCCTAATTCATTCCTCTTGGTATGTGGGCGTGATGTTATCTTCCCTGCCTTAGCCAGCTCTCCTCTCAGCCATCGCTCATCTAAAGTTTCGAAATACGAACGCTTGTTTGCCCTAGCTTTGCCTGCGAGCTCAGCATACCTCCGTTGCTGATGCCCTGTGAGTTGGGCTCGTTCTAAAACTTTCTTGAGAACAGATCCACCCGCACCGGGTGATGAACCCGCAACCGCCCACTCTGCCCTTCTGGCCCAGAATTGGTCTAAGTCCTCAGACAGTTTAGGTGGTGGTAGCTCATCAAACATTTTGTTCAGCTTCTCCTGAACCATGTCATCAAGCTCTTCTCCTGTAGTTGGATGTATTAGTTGTGGTGGCTGCCCTGTTCTGATTATCCGCTCTTTGCCCCAATCAGCTTCTTGATCATTCCGTTCAGTTAGCTGTCCCAAATACACTAGTTGTGAGCGAGTAAGAGCATTACATTTCACTCCACCTGTCAGATAAAACTGTGAAAACTGTTTTAACCCGTCAATATAATGGCAGGGACAGATGAGCTTGCTCAGCTCAGTATCAATGTGTGGCACTAACTCACTGTCAATAGTGTTCAACCCACACCATGATAATAAAGACGTCGCTCTCTGTGGATAGTGGGCCAAACATGCAATGCTGTTAACAGTTTTTGGAAAACGTGCAAGAGCACGTACTCCGGACGCGGCTATTGCTTCAAACAGTGTAACCTGCTGTGGTTGCCCCGCTGTAGTATGTTCAGGCGCCGTAACCAGCAGTTTCCAAGCCTCGACGGCACGCTTTGAGTGGCGCACGCGTGCACCTGCTTTGATCACACCTTGCCAAGCTTGGTTTGCAGCCAGGGTTACCCTACCACCAGCACACTGTTTGTTAGATACGAATAACTTATTTGCAGGCACGTCTACAACACCAACTCTGCATAACAGCCAGAAAATGCGACACCAAATGGTGGCACGGGTGCCATCAATACCCGGATGTGCCGTTGCAGTTGTACTCTCAATAGCATACTGACGCACCCGCCTCGTCGTTCCCGTTGATCTCAACACCCTATCTACCTCAACTGCCGCCGCAGCTGATTTCTTAAAATTAGTGACACGGCCTGACTCTAACTCATCTCTGTGATACTGGCTTACAGCCATTCTAACCCGCCGACATAAGTATATTACTTGTGCGACCCAATTTCCTTGTTGGTCGCACGCATCTTGGTTATTTAGATCAGATCTGATTGCCTTCGATCCTTTCCCTTTAACATCATTGCGTACAGTAGTCTTAGCCTGCGGGCCCGGACTAACTGGACGTTTCTTTGCCCAGTAATCGAAATGAGTATCATCAGGGCAGTGTAGTACACACCAAGGTTCATCTCCCGCTGGGCATCTGAGATGCAGAGCAGGCAAGTCACCTCTTGTTACTGATAACCCTATCTTCTCGTTGTGTGCCAAAGTTTGCAGATCGCGCCCAGTGCTCTCACCAGTGCTGAGCAGCCTGACCAGCCCTAGTCTTGCTGCTGTTGTTTTCAACTCTTGCACTGTTACTAACTTACCTTCGTCTACCATAGCGTTTGCCATGGCAGTTGGGCCACAGTCTTTTTGTACATTTACTTTCTTAATTTCCCTATTCTGCAAAATCCTTTCGAATTCGTTACGCTCAGTCTGCGACAAGGTCACCGTCGTTGGTGGTGTAACAATGATCTGGCCGGTTGTGATGTACTCTTCAACCTGTGAAGTTTGCTCAACTGGCACGTCATCATTCGGTACATCAGTATCATCTTGCTGGCGAACACGCAAGTTTGCAACAAAATCATCTATCTCAGCAAGTTGATCAAGGTCCTGAATATCAGCATCAAGCTCACGTGTGCCATTCGAAGCTCCGCCGAGCCACAGTTCAAATGTGGCTCCTGAATGTTGGTATCCCATACTAGGCTCAGGCATACCACCTGGGCCCAACATTGATTTAGGCACACTTATTTCCTGATAGTCAGGCGTTATCTCAATCAGCTGTGTGCTTATCTGTTCATTGGATACCACCCAGGCTGTGCTTGCCTGTATGTTGGCAGCACTCCAATGTTTAAGTGTGCCATATCCACGAGGGCATAACAATGATGCTGGTGCCATCTCCATCTTATTGCCTGGCAGTATCCCTTTGATAGTAAGTGCTACTTCAGTAGCCAATGTCGGTGCAGTTGGAAACCGACCAAGTGCAATAAAATCGGGCGACAATGGTGACCATAAGGCACTCGATGCCCATGATCTATTATCATTAATTGCCCAGTCCAACATTAATGATGGTAGCTGCCCCGGGCCGACCCGCTTGCTTATCTCATTTCGCACGGTCAGCATGCCCGGATGATTCTGCTGCCCGCACATGAAATAGTCCGATAACGGACCCATCCTACTAGCGATTTGCTCTGAGAGTGGAACCGGATAGTATGGCAGCTCGCGTACTTCTTTCTGCTGTTTCTGAATTACGGCCAAGACACCAGCTGACCAGCTCTCATTTGCAATAAAGCTACCGGATAGAAAGCCAAACAACTCAGTTCCCATGATAGCAATCGTAAGTATAGTAGTCACGTATGCGCCTGTTCCACCTAACACCTCATCGATTTCAGTTGTTGACTGTTCCAGACTATTGCTAGAGTAGCCGAGACAAGCGTCTGTCACATGTCTAGGTACAGGCAGGCCGGGAAACAGCCCATCTCGTGCCAACCACGGTAACATTTTGCTTAAGCGTGCTGCTCGCCAAAACGCATCATAACATCTATTTGTATGTGTGTATGCTTCAATGGCAGCTATCACTCGCCGCGGTTCAACAGCAGCCATGGTACCAATTCGGCCACCACCGTAGAACATCACTGGGGTAAGATCCACCCAGCCGTTCCATTCCAATGATGACCAAGGCGAGTAGAACTCCTCACCATTTATCTTATACTCACAAGTAGGCAGAGTGTTGTAAGCTGCCCGAGCCAACACTGCTATTTGGTCAGCATCTAAGGGTGGTATGAAAACACTCCAACCCACATCAGCTCCTCTGAAATTAGAAACATCCGGCACAGCAGTCACAATATGTACTTGTACAGAACTTGGCCCTTTCTGGACCATCCTTCCACCTGCTACTTGACTCCAGACACATTCAAAGTAGTAGGCAAAGAGCCGCGTCATGTAACAGAGATGGTCATCCCCTCCTGATGTTAGCGATGATAACATCCGCTTGTAAGTTAGAACCTCCGGACCACCTGCCTTTGGAAACAATGCACCCAGAAGGTTGTTTATTCCCGGAGTGGCTACTACCGGCGGTGCGCATGACTCAGCAGCCAAGTCATTTGATACCCCGTGCTGCAAGTTCGGCACTGATGGCCCCCCTACAATAATTTTGTTTTTTTGGGTATAACCCATCGTTACTCTTAGTGGTAACCTGTATAATCCGTCCCAAGTATGAGCTGGTCCTTTATTTGCAACGAGGACCGCCATACTTGCTTCTAAAAGTGTCCCGCGAACTTCAAGACGAACATGTCCTCCCGGACGAACCATCTGCTTAATCTTTTCTTCGACAGCTTCAGCTGTACCAAGACCAACACCTGAACCAGTAACATCACAACGGCACCAACCACACCACTGTTTGCATGGGGTACAGTACGACCGAATGTCATAAAGATCGGCCTGTTTGCAAGTATCGCAACTGCTTTGCACATGTTGACCACAATTGTGGCCACATTTACACCGGAATTGCAATTCTAAACTCGGCCTCCCCTTTCCTTTAACATCGGCACGTTTCTCCCCGACCAGATTAGGTCTCTGCGTAGTGTAGGTGGATATTCGTTCTTTTTTGCCAGTTACTTGGTTCATATTGTATACTCTTGTTACCAATAAGCCATCAGCATGCTCAGTACATTTTGAAACAGTTTTAATGAGTGGAATAATTTGTTTATTCAAATTTTTGTTTTTGGAATTTTTTGAACATAGTACTTCTTTATTAATTTGCGTATTTCTGTTTTTTTGGTTTTCTTTTTCTCTTACTTGAATTCCCTGAATTCTCCCATCCTTCTCCCTGTTAACGATTGTGAGTGTTGAAGTAGATGTATTCTTCATGTTGTTGTCTTTGTTCGCAAGTTTATAAAACTTTATGAATTAAAATGCTATGTGTTATCCGGAGACTTCAACCGAAGATTTCCAACGGCCGGACAGGACACGAAACAAGTACAAAATCAC